CATTGCTGACATCGTTAATTATCACGCTGCGCCGGTTACGGTCATTATTGGCGCCAAAGCTTCTCAGCTTGAGAAAGGCGCTAACAAAGTATGGGGCGGCCTTCCAAAGGACGCACGAGTAGAAAACTTAGAAGGTGGCGCACAGGGTCTAAAGGGCGCTATGGACTTCCTAGCAATGATGAAGAAGTCTATGCACGAAATGATTGGTGTTCCTGAGACCGCTCTTGGTCAAGCTCAGCCTATCTCTAACACCTCTGGCGTTGCTCTTTCTATTCAGTTCCAGCCATTGATGAACCGTTATCACCAAAAGATCGTCCAGTACGCACACGGTCTTGAGCGCGTAAATGAGCTTATCCTTCTTAACCTTGCCCTTAAAGAACCAGAGACCTTTACTTGGGACCCTAACTCAAGCACTGTTCCGCTAAAGCAGGGTCAGGTCGCCAAGCTAGATGTAAATGACCCTATTACTTTCCGATCCTACGTGCACTTCCCACAACCATTGCCTCTTGACAAGCTAATTGCTATCAATGAAGTTCAGTCAATGCTATCTCTTGGTCTTGAGTCTAAGGAAGGCGCATTGCGCATCCTGGGCGAAGAGTTCCCTATTGAGAAGCTTTCAGAGATCCGTCAAGAGCTTCAAGACGAGGCTATGGCAGATGGAGCACTCAAGCTTATCCAGACACAGATTGAGCAGGACATCATGGCCCTTACAGGGTCAATGCCAGCACAAACAGGCCCTGGTGGTTCCTCTGCACCAGGCGCTCCAGGCGCAGAAGCACCTGCAGCCCCAACAGAGCCAGTATTACTAGATGATGCAACTATCGCCGCCCAAATGGGTGATGAGAAGGTACGCACTCGGCTAGTAACGGAAGCCTACGGTACTCAATTGCCACAGCGCAGAGTCCCAGACGGTTACCAAAAATAAAGTGATTTATACAGACAATTGAGACATCTATTGTCAAAATAAATACTGTAATACCACGTTAGGTCATTTGTGCCCCCACATCGGAGAACGACCCCTAGGATAAAAGGATAAACGCATGTCAGAAACTGCAGAACAAATGGCTACTGCTTTTGAAGCAGAAGCAAATACCGCTCCAGTAGTAAATGTGTCGGGCGTTGACGCGCCTACTGTTACCTCTGGAAAGACCGAACCTACTCAGAAGTTTTATACCGAAGAGGATCTTGCAAAGGTTCGTTCACAAGAAAAAGAGAAGCTTTACCCAGAGATCGATCGATTGAAGGAAGAAGTTTCACTTCTCAAGAAGGAGCGGGAAGAAAAAGCAGCTCGCAAGGCAGCAGAGGCGGAAGCCAAAGCAGCTGAAGAAAAGGCTAAGCTTGAAGAGAACTTGGACGCCAAGGACTTTGCAAAAGCTACAGCTGATGAGTTGCGAGAGCAGTTGGCACGTGAGCGTCAAGAACGCGAAGCGGCCTTCGCTCTTCTGGAGCAGGAAAGAAAGTTTGCAGAACTGCAAGCATACCGTCAACAAGCTGTTGAACAGAACCGCGACAATATCATTCCTCAGCTCATTGATTACGTCCAGGGCAATACCCCGGAAGAGATCAACGAGAGCATTTCAGGCTTGGTTGAGCGATCTAACAGTATTCTCGAATCTGCACAGTCTGCTATTCAGCAGCAGCGCAGAGATATGCCGGGCGTAAGGGCAACCTTGCCAGGCGTTGGACCACTGGAAACTAATTCGGAACCACGTCAGTTTACTGCCGCAGATATTGCGTCAATGCCGATGAATGAATACGCAAAAGTCCGCACTCAGATCTTGAGCAATCGCGCTCTTGGTAAGACCAGCGGAATATTGGGCTAACACTTAATCTATTAAAAACTACTATCAAGGAGTCAAAGCCAAATGGCATCAGGTATCACAGGTACAGGCAATCTTGCCGCAGCCCCTACAGCGTACTCAGGTACCAACACCCAGCTCACTCAGGCGATTCAGACTATCTGGTCCAAGGAAATCTTGTTCCAGGCTATGCCTATCCTTCGCTTCGAGCAGTTTGCAGTCAAGAAGACTGAACTCGGTGTTGCACCTGGTCTACAGATCAACTTCATGCGTTACAACAACCTCGGATTCGCTTCACCTCTTGTTGAAGGTGTCCGTATGCAGACTAACGCTCTTACAGCACAGCAGTTCTCAATCACTGTAACTGAGCATGGTTATGCTCTTGCAGTATCTGAGCTCTTGCTCAATGCTTCATTCGATGACGTAATGGCTTCAGCCTCACGTCTTCTCGGTCGTAACATGGCTATCTACCTAGATCAGCTCTCACGCGACACACTCTACGCAGCTTCTTCAACCCTTTACGGTGAAGATCGCTCATCAGTCTCATCAGCTGTTAACAACTGGTACGGTTATGGAACCTTTGCTGCAAATCGCGCAGCAATGACAGGTGCTGCTTACCTCACACCACACGTTATCAAGGACACAGTTGAGACCTTGGCAACAAAGAACATCCCACGGTTGGGCGAGACTTATGTCTGCTTCGTTCACCCACACCAGAGCCGTACTCTTCGTGACAACCCTGAGTTCATCGAAGTCACTAAGTACGCAGCTCCAGGTAACTTCATGCTCGGTGAAATCGGTCGTCTCTACGACGTAGTATTCATCGAAACCACCCAGGTCCTTAAGGTCGTTGGTGGCGCAGGTTCTTCATACACAACTGATACAGCTGTTGCTAACCCAGTTGTCACACCTGGCGGAGGATACACAACCCCTGCTACTCTCACAGGTAACGGTGGATCAGATCGTTATGCAGCTATCATGATCGGTGATAACGCATTCGGTCACGCTATCTCACTCCCAGTCGAACTCCGCGATGGCGGTATTCTTGACTTCGGTCGTGAGCATGCACTTGCTTGGTACTCAATCTTTGGACTTGGCCTCATCACTGACCAGTCTGTTGTTATCATCGAGACCAACTAATTACAACTAAATAGCTTAAAGTGGGGGCCTTAACGGGCCCCCACCATTTTCATTGAGATACTAATTAGGAGAATATAATGGCTAAAACAAAGCCCACTGATGTAACCGGTCGTGTACGTGAGCAGCTTGCAGAGCAAGCGGCAGCTGATATGAACGATCGCGCAGCTGAAATGTCTATGGCAACAGCTCAAGCCCAGGTTAAACTAGAGACCGAAGTTATCGATGCTACTAAGCCTTCCCGTCAAACCGTTATTGTTGATGACCCTGTGACTATTGGAAGCACAGACGATTCATCTGTTGAGATTCGTGTTGTTCAAGACCTCGAGAACATGACTCTAGGTAAGGGTAATAACTACAGCTTCAAGGCTGGAGTTAAGTACAAGGTTACAAAGCAAGTAGCGCAGCACCTTAAGGAAAAAGGTTATCTGGCCGGCGTTATCTAAGGCATACTTAGCGAAGTGGGCGCCTCTTTTTTGAGGCGCTCTTTTCGTATGTAGAGATTTTTTATCGGTTCTACGACATCATTGGTTATAACGAGTGTAGGGAGTTTTGGTGGCTTTATTATCTGACATACTCTCTAGGGTCCGTTTAGACCTCGGAGATATTCAAAAGAACTTCACCTTCACAGCCACAGGCGATGGCGTAACAACAGTCTTTCCTACCGGCATTAAGCCTATTGAGATTGTAAACCTTACAGTTACTGAGAACGGTAACCCTATTGGCTACCCATACGGGTACACAGTTGAGCAAGATACGGGCATTATCACCTTTGCCAACGCCCCTGCAGCAAACGCCACCATCCTTATTCAAGGCGTTCAAGATCGCTACTTCTTAGACTCAGAGCTCTGCGTCTTTATTAATGACGCTGTAACAGAGCACACATATAACCGCGTTGATGCCTACGGTACTCAAGTTACCCTTGCTAGCATCTCCCCAGTTGAGACTTACCCAATCGCTATCTTGGCAACCATTGAGGCGCTCTGGGCACTTGCTACAGACGCAGCCTTTGATATCAACATCACCGCCCCTGATGGAGTTATGATCCCAAGAGCTCAGCGTTATCAACAGCTCTCA